CAGATAATTCCGCCGCCGCCACCACCCGCATTAAAAACAGCACACAAATCGCCAATAGCCCCGACCGTCTCCGAAGCCGAACCATAGATGACACCTTCGACTTTTACATCTGTATATAATCTCTGTCTGTTATAACGAGGAACACCAGAATCAAAGTAAATAAACACTTTATCTGCCTTCGAAAAGACATTAGGCTTCCGATTAACAGCGAACCTGCTATTATCCTTATCGTCCTCAAAAATGAGCGTGTTTCCGTTTTCTAAATATATTTTCAACATAATTCTATTTTTTTATTCTAATGCCATATGTTCTTTTATCAGTTTAATTTCATCAAGTAAATATTTATGTGAATTGTGATTTTCATTGTGCTGTTTTATCAATTCATTCACTTTATCTAAACTTACATCACTATCTTTTCCTTTAATATTCAATCGTAGTGTCCACGTTGTTGCTCCTGTCTTTTCGTAAATGTCCGCAGTTGCAGTGTTTATGTACCAATCGCCAATGTTACCGAACGAATTACTTGGCGTTCCACTTCCGCCGAGCCATTTTGAACCAATACCGCCACCGCCAGAGAACGAAACCATGGCACCGCCTTCAAATCGGTATAATTGATTGTTTGCATTATTTACGTAAATAACTATTTCTGAAGCCATATTTCCCTGTGGATTCCACGTTGTCGGGCTGTCCGCAGCGAAAATCAAACCTTCCGCTGTGTTGAAATATCTTGTGCGACCAACCGTAGCATCTACAATTACAGGAGGCACGTTTGTAATATCCTCTAAAAATATTATTTGTTCGTTGGAAATAAGCGTCAGGAAGTCTGAAAAACGTACCATAAATGGCATAATGCCTCGTAACAAATAAATCCTATCATTCATTTCTGGACGCACATTATTTAGCCCTAAAACAGGCATAATTCCAAAATCCAATGGGTCGTTATTTACATCTCCCGCTAATAATCTATTATTAAATCCGGGTCGGCTCGTCAAATTAAGAAAATCGGTAACGCCGCCGCCGCCGAAAGTTCGTGCGTCCCAGAAGAAACTCAAATCGGGACGTTGGCTGCCTCGATAGATGGTATTTCCAATTAAATATTCGTGACCGAGCGTAAACGAAGTAGGTGTCGGAAGTTGCAAAATATTAGATAATACAGTTAAACTGTTATCTATTATAGATTCCATATCTTGTTTTGTTGGACTTACACCACACTGAAATCTCGCCTTTTGTAATTCTTTGTTCTCTGACATATTAACAAGGTTGTATAAAAAAAGTTTCACATAATTTTCCAACACATAACCCTTCACTTATCGGCGGACGGGTTAAACTTACCGTATCTATTAACTCATTATCTTTGTTTACAAAACGAAAATCCGTAACTATTTCATCTGTCGTTGTGTTTCGCTCTACAGAAAAATTGATTACAGTAGTTCCTCTTCCTAACAAAGTACTAAATGAATATCCTTCGAAAGCCGTTATCGGCTGAAAAAACCAATCTGTATTTATTTTAGCGGTTATAGTTCCGAGCGTATGTTCTCTATTAATGTAATCCACAAAAACGCCAAAATTACCTCCATCTATTGGCTGTATAGGAATGCCGCTGCTATCTAATAATTCCTTGCTATCATCATCTTTTTTGCATAATTCTATTTGTAAAATACGGTGATTGTAGCCTTGTATTATCTCAACTTGCAATTCGCTGCCTTCTACCAATTCGTATCTTACACCATCTATTCTTTTATCGTTCAGATGAAAAATGAAATTAAGGTTGCGAATTAACCAATCTGGTAATCCTTTTCCCGTATCCATACCCATAATCAAAGTAACCGTTTCATAAGGAAGTGCCGAAACCAACTCAAAATCGCCTTTGTAGGTCTGAAATATCTCTTTGTTTGCTTTCTGCGTTATTGGCAAAAACTCAGCAGGCAACCGTATTTCATACCCGTTTTGCATAAGTTGGAAATTTGTGCTAAAATTATAATATTCGTCCTCGCCGCTGTAATTGTAATGGATTAGTTTTGTTCCTTCCGTATCATTTTTACATTGCAATTCGTTAGTTCTGAATATATTATTAGCGTCAATTCGTATCTCGAAATAAAATTTATCGCCATCGTGGATTAGTTGCTCGCCTTCTACCCAAAAACTACCTGCCTGTTCGTCTATCCGTATTTCGCTAACTCTTCTTGAGAAGCAGTATATACCTCGACCATCCTTTCGTTCATAATAATTCGTTGGGAATGTTCCTATTGTAATGTTATCGGGCATATAACTGCCAATGTAAACAGCATCAAGCCAATGTATCCGCACGTTGTTTATAACAACATACATATCAAAACCATTTGTCTTTTCTACATTGTGGAAAAACTGAAACGAAATCAGGTCGTTTTCGTGGAAGTGCTGACAAAACGGCACGTTGACCTCCCGCTTTGCAGCATCGAGATAGGCTTCGTAATCGCCCGCTCTGAAAAACACAATCGGGTTCGTTTTTGGGAAAAATACTTCATTTTTTCCGCTTTCTCCTTGTAATGTTGGTATGTCTGGCATATTCGCAAAGATAAAACAATAATCTTTGCGAAATGCGGTTTTTGAAAAATAGTGATATACAAATTTTATTTGAAGTAAGTGTCTTTTTGTATTTCGTTGTATAAATCAGAACTCCTTAAACATTCAAGCATAAGTGTTTCGTCCTCTTTTATCAAATTGCCTTTATATTTCGCAGAATTATTGTTGATTTGCTCCGATAATTCATTTTTAGGAATTGTTGTTATTTCGTGTAAATCAACCCAAGAATCTTTGATTAAAAAATCAGGATAAGACGACCGCTTAATTGGCATTTGCATATTAAAAAAGTCCTTGTTTTTCCCAATATTGCGATTTATTTCTGAATTTATAAAAAAGTAGCCGACATAATTCTTTTCATCTTCACCGATTATGACAAAAAACTTTCCGTGTCCGATTTTTTTTTCAAAACCATACGAATGGAAAATAGTGCCTCTTTTGATTAAAAAATTAGAAAAATCCATTAACTATATGCCTTTTGAAATGCTTTTTGTGTGTTCATAAAATCAGAAATATAAGCAATATACTCTTCGTCTTCTCCAACCTCACGCAATATGTTCTCTATGGATAGTTCCTTGTCGTTTTTTGCATATTGCCAAGCAATGTCGTGAGATATGGCACTTAGTGTTCCAAAAAGCATTTTTCCATATTTAGATATAGATTTATTTAATTCGGAAACATCTGATTTGGAAAGGTAGTATAAATCAGGTTTTTTTTCTGGTTTTATAAAATATTCCCCATGTACTGTAAAATATTCTTTCATATTTATTCCATTAAAAAAAACGTCTCCTTTTTTTCTTAACGATTTGAATATATTAAATAAATTAGAAGGTACGGGACCAAAATCCTTTTTAATATAAGTTTCACCTGTGATAGTCCTTCCGTATTCCGATAAATGCCCTCTATCCGCAAAGTACAAAATTTTAAAGATTCTATGAAAATCTTTTATTTTAATCCTTTCAGCAACATATAATGCCGATTGTATTGTTTTGTCAAAATCAAAAATCGGAGTAGCCATAATTATCTATGTTTTAGTATTATTCGCAAAGACACATAAAATTAGCATTGATGAAAATTGAAAATTACTCTGCTTTTTTATCCAACTTTTTAGAAATATTGCTTAATACTTTGAATGAGTACGCAATTCCAAGCATTAAAATATAAGAAAATGCTGAACCAAAAAACACTAACCATGGGCTGTTTAAATCTTCAAATAATACCACATTAATAATTACAAACATTGCGATTGATGATACAATGGCAATGATATTCCCTAATAAATTTAGCATTCTTTCTGAATTTTTTAATAAATCTTTCATCTCTTCCTTTTTTTAATTATTATTTATGTTATTTATTATTTACACTTTATTTCTTTTGTTTGTTTTGTCTTCCTCTTCGCAGAAACAACGATGCAGCAATTACAATGGTAGCACCTGCAAAAACAGTCCCTTCCGTCTTCATATCATTTTTTATCATTACATAAGAAAATAAGATACCCGAAATTATTATAATAAATGCGAAAAGTATGCAAATTAAGTTAATCCAAAATGTAGATGTTAAATCTTTTAGTGCGATTTTTATCCTGTTATCATTAAATCGTATTCTCGCATCCTGCTCTATCTCCGAACGGTGTTTTATCCATTCAATAATATTTGGGTCGAGTTCTTTTAATCGAATAAGGTCATCGGTTGAAGGTAGCAAATAATCATCAACAACCGTATTTTGTTCTATTGTGGATATGCGATTGTCCTTTATATGTGCTTTGTTTTGCTTTGCTATTTTTGTCATAATTACGTATATCTAAATTCTTTTTTGTATTTCAGAACAGCACTATTAAAAGCATTAACAAAATTTTTTCTATCCTCACTAATTTGTTTTTTGCTCCATTGTGAGTCATAATATTCTAAATTATCAAGCGAGTCGTAAATATCGGAAATTAAAGGGTCTCTCCGCCGTTCTCTCAAATAAAAAACGCCACCTGCAAAAATACTAAAAACAACCTCTTTCATTTTATCTATTTAATTATTTACATTCATATATCCGAAATGCAAAGATAGCATTTTATTTTCAATTACGAATGAAAAATTACGAATTACGCATAAATTATTTTATAAATCGCTGTTACTGTGTGCGATAAGTTTTAATGTGCTGCTCGTCTCATTCATTGGATTGATGCTCGCCGAGTCCGTACCGTCCGCCAAATAACCCTTGTACACTTTACTTCCCATACGGAATTGGAAAAAGCCAAGCGGGTTACTATCGATAGCCTTAATCATCTTGCTCACCGCAGGAATAGTAACATCCAACAGAAACGGCTTAATGAACGGCGTACCCGTAAGCGTTAAATCGTCATCCTCTTTCAGACTTTGAAATTGCGAACCTGTGAAATATCCTATCGTTGTACTATTAAAATTTGCATTGCGTTCCGAACTCATAAATTTTAAAACAGGCGTATAAATAAGATACGAAAGCAATTCGTTCTTGTGCCTTCGCAATATATGTCTCGGCGTAATCCCTGTGTTAATTGCCTTCTTTATCTTTCCAGCGGTTATTGGAATGGACGTTACGTGTAGCGGGTCGTTTGAGGTGATTGTTCTGTTTATTTCAACAAAAAACAAATCGCTCGCTCCTTCCTGTGTATCTTCGTAGTTGTGGTATTTTTCGTGGACGTAGGTCTCCAAGTCTAATGCCCCGCCTTTGTATTTACTCACTAAATCCAATTCGTTTGTTTCCCGCTCTGTGTTGCCCGTATCAAAATTATTTGTCGTGTTGTATTCCAACTGCCCGAAGATAGCATCGGTGGAATTGCTGTAACCTACCTTGATGGAAGTATAAAGATTTTCCCTGTCGCTTGTTATTGTTAGGTCTGCCACACTATCTCCTAAATCCTGTATCAAACTGTTATTATAGCAATTTTGAACCCGCAGAAACGATAAAAAATAGGTGTCCGTAGCCCTGTCATAACGGCAGAATAATTTCAATGCAAAAACTTTGTACATCGTTTCGGTAAAGTCTGAAAGCGTGGTTTTTACCGATGACTGTATGCCACTATCTATCAAATCCTGTTTGCTACCCAAAAGCGAAGTCCCGCTTGCTATTAGTACGGGTAGGTTATCTAATTCCGTTGTGTTGATAGATAGTTTGTATTTGTGTTTCGTTGTGCGTGTTGGCGGGTTTGTTTTAATCATTCCGTAGGTCGCATTAAATTTGTCTATCAGCGAGCGGAATAGGTCGGACGGGTAGATGCCGTGAATGGTGCGGTTGACGTTTAGGCGGAAGTGGTCGTTGATGTAGGTAATAATAGTGCTTTTATGTGGAATTAAAGTGATAGGGTCATTATCAACACCAGTACCTACATTCCAATTAGAGAATCCTGCTCTTTGATATGCAGGGTCTATAATTACTTTTATTCCAAAGGCACACATATATCCGTTTGTTTTATCGTTTCTATTATTCAAATAACCATCAAGTGAAATTTGAAATAATAATCGCAAATTTATATTTTCTAATCTAATTTTAATTTTATCTTTTTTTGTTTGTGGAAGTGTTAGTTGTTTTCCTTTTACACTAAAAGTATTTCTTCTAAAATTACTTACAATTAGATTTTTACTTTGATAAGGTCTCCATTTTTCCAAACCAACATCGTTATAAATATAATGCCATAATTGTATATCTACTAAATGGTCACCTGTAGGTTTTAATAAAAAATCCAGACCAGAAGTAGTTTTAAAATTTTGCTCGGCTTCAAATTCAATGTCAAATACAGTTTGAAAAAAATTAAAATCTAAATTTCCAGCATTATGTTTATCTGGAGAAACTATATAACATTGGTCTTTTGTTACAATTTCATCAGCATATATATTATTGGAATCTGGTCTAACAGTTAAAGTCTTTGCATTATTAAAGAATTGCAATTTTGAATTTCGTTTGAATATTTTTTTGATTGGTAAGAAATCAATATAATTATTTGCTCCAAATTTAGAATTTGTTTTTATATTTATTTGAACATCCCCATATTTTTGCGTTTCGTCCAAAAGACCTAAACTCTCAATAAATTCGTACTCCCCGCCCGTGAATGCCACGTCCCTGAATGCGGGATTGTTCGCCTCTTCGGGAAAGACGTACACGCCGCTCTCCTCGTCTTCGGGTACGTTCATTATGATATTTTGCTCCTTGTCCCAGTTATTTTCCAATGCCGTGAAAAATCCACCTTCCACAATATCTGCCTTAAACGTATTCCCGCTCGCTTCCGCAGAGTAAAAATCTATATATCCATCGTATTGCAACTCTTCTTTGTTGTTTACCAAAACGGCATATATTTCAAATTTCACCTTTGCATTGAAACCTCGTTTTACCAAAATATCTTTCAGATAAAAAGCGTCCTCTTTTACGAAAGTAAACGATTGAGCATAAGTCTTTGTAATAGTTGTACGGCTCTCCCGACCGTATGAGACACCAAATGCCCTCCACTCGTCAGGGCAATAAAGTAATTCCCGCCGTACCTTGTTTTGAATATCTGTGAAATAAAAATGCCAATCTTTCATAAACGCAAAGATAGCGAAAATCTTTATATGAAATGTTGGAAAAATAAAATAGTGATATACAAAAAACTACATAACGACTGCTAATTCTTTACTTATACTATGAATTGCATTTATAATCTTATTCCGCTGCATTGGTCGTGGCATTCTAATTCCTGCTGCATAATGCCCTATTTGCCGCTCGTTAATTCCCGATGCACGAGCAATCGCCGAGCGTGTAAGAACACCATCCAAACTGTGAAGCAATGCCGATGTTTCTAAAATATAATTCAATTCGTACTCACCTGATATAAGCCACTCAGGCAAGTTATCCCCGTCCTGAATGCATCCATCAATATGAAATTGCAAACTTTCTGCAAACTCTTTTTTAAGTCCGTCCAATGTTTTATTGGTAACAACTACAACTCCATTTAATTCGTTTTCATCGGCTACACAACTATAATTATTGCCGCTCCATCCTATTTTTACGTCTATTTTGTGCATCTATTTTTTATTTTAAATGTTACTATTTCCAACCTGCCTGTTTCCAAACGCTGTTTAAATTATCCTGACTTAACGTATCGCTTGGTTTTCCATTAACGGTTACTTTTCCTTTCTTTGTGTCGTGCTTAAATTGCCTATGGCTGCCTCTTGTATGAATTAAATACCATTTATCAGCCTCCAACAACTTAATTACTTCTATCACTTTATAATTTTTCACAAATTACAACCTATTATTGTTTGATTCACAAAGATAGTATTTTTACTATCAATATGCAAGTTTTTTGAAAATTTTTATTAACTTATTTTCAACACTTTACAAAATATTTTTTTTCAATCCGAAAAAAGAGTGTGTTTTTTGGAAGCATTTTTGAAAAAACAAGCAAAAAAGTGCTTTCTAAAACCCGAATTTACTGTTTAAAATTTTACTTTTTCCTAACTTACTTTGAATGTACGACGTTATCTTATCGGACACGTCCACATTTACGGTCGGCTTATTCAATAGTTGTTCCATCAAAGCATTATTCCTATCTAATTTCTGCACAATTTCTGCATTATTCCAATTCCCGATGGTGTCCGTGCTTGTAAACTCTGGCAAGCGATGCTTCGGCATAAAATAGTCTTTCATTGAGAAGTCGGGCAGTGGCGTAACGGAAGACCCGACAGGAAGTTTTTCAAAAAAAGTTGGCTTGTCGGCGAGGTAGGTTTTCCCGCTCGGCGTTTGTACCCATTCGGCGTTCCGTCCCTCTCCAACCAATGCCGACCCGCCTCTGTGGTAGTCCGTGCCAAATTCGTATGCGGATTGTGCCTTTCTTATTGCTGCAAATGAAGATATAAATTGCGTTGCTATAACACCTATTGAAGTGGCTATTGCAATTAAATTGCCTGGGAATGGAATACCTGATGATGCATTTGTTGCTTTCGCAATCGCCATTCCTTGGTTTAATAAAACTTGTGCCATTGCAAGCCCTTGTTGTACAACAACCCGTTCCTTTTCGTCCTCTAATGTATCTGCCATTGCATTGGAAATACTGAAAAAAGCGTCTGTCGTTGCAGTTGCTACATCAATACGCATCTGCATTTCTCTTTTTGCTTGTTCTTCAACCGTTAAAACTCTTTTTGCTCCTAATTCATTCATTTTATTTAGATACGCCTCTTCGGACATACCCGCTTCAATCAAAGCCTTCTTTTTATCTTCATATAATTTAATTTCCTTATCAATGTTAGTCAATTTTTTGTCAAGTAATTCGGTATCAGACAAAGCACCTCCTTTTTTGATAATTGCGAGATTTTCCTCATCTTGCATTTGTTGGTTTAAGTCGGCGAGCGTTTTATTAAATCCTTCCTTTTTGATTTTTACGATTTCGTCAGCGTTCTTCTGCGTCTGCTCGGCAATTTTAGCGTCCCATTTTTCAACCGTAGCGAGATATGTAGATTGTGCTAATTCTAAATTTGAAAGTTGTGTTTTTTCAGCATCGGTGATTATTCCTTCTTCTTCCTTTTTTTGAAGTTCTAAAATTTGTTTTTCAAGTTCGGTAAAATTACCATAAATTTCAAGTTCTTTATTTTTTGCTATCTCAATTTGTTTAAATTCATCTTCGTGCCGTTTTTTCACTGCATCTACTAAAGAGGCGGTCATCTCTTCGTTGGAAATATTGCTGTTGCGTATCCGCTCTTCGTTGAGTTTGTTGGTGAGTTGCAGCGTTTCATTTGTAACCTGCTGTAAGCGTTCTAACTGTTTTTTGGCAAAGTCCTCGTTGAGTTTGTCTATTTCGAGTTGGAAGCGTTTCTCAATATCTAACCTCTCTTGTAAATGTTTCCCTTTTAATTTTGTAATATCTCCGTCTAATTTAAATCGTTTTAAATCTTCCTGCTCCTGTTCCCGCAAGTTCGCAATCTTATTCTGCAAAACCTGCTCATCGGTCTTCGCCTCCAAGTCCGCCATCTTCTTATTCAAGTCTTTGAAATATTTTGCTCGGTCGTCTATTTCATTTTTCCATTTGTCTGTTTGTGCCTTACGGTCATCGAATATCTGTGCATCAATATCCGCTAATTCGTTTGCTTTTAATTTTTCGTATTTTGCAAAAGTTTTAGCATCGTTTTCATACAATTTAAGCATTTCGTTATAATATTTTTCTCGTTGTGCTTTTTGTAATTTTAGCGACTCTTGATTATTTTTATTTATCCTATCTTTTGTTTTTGCATCGGACTCGGAAACTTTTTTATCTATATCTTTTTTACCTTCTAATTGTTTCTTTAATAATTCTTCTGCATCAATATTTGCTTGATTTGCATCTCTTGTTTTTTCTGCATTTTTAGCAATTTCTTCTCCATTCTTTGTTGTTAATTCAAGTATTTTTTCTTTCTGTTTTTTTTGTAGTATATACGCTTCTTTCTCTGCATAAGTTAATTTTAATCCACTTTTTTTCTTTTCTTCTAAATCGCCATATTTTTGTATTGAATTTCCTAAAACAATAAAACTTTCTTTTAATGTATCAGCCTCATCATCTGTTAGTAACAATGTTTTTTTCAGTTCTTTTAATTCTTCTTTTGTTAATTCTACTTTATGATATTTCGATTCATTTAATTTTTGATTTATATCCACTTGTGCATTTGCATAATCAATTTCGCTTTGATTTGCCGATTCAATCATTTTTGCGGATACAAGATATTTTGAGTATAATTCGTTGTATGCTTCAATTTTTTGACGAATAAATTCTGTGTCCTTTTCGTTTTCTGCTGAAATATCACCTATTATGTTTTTAATATTTTCCAATGCAATCGACCACTCCGCTGAATATGCTTTTGTCTTTTCTATTATTCGCATATTTGCTTCCAAATAGTTTTTCTGTTCTATTATTTTTTTGTTCGCCTCTTGCTGTGCTGTAGCTATATCCTCTGTGTTTTTCAGCCGTAATTTCTGTTCTGAATTTAATTCCTTTTCCTGTCCTAATATTTTATTTAAAACAATTCCAAGTGTAATTAATGCTGATATTCCTGCCAAAATCCACCCAATTACAGGAATTGATTTAATTGCTTTTCCAACTAATTTTATTGCAGCCGCCAAGCCTACATTCGCCGTTGTGGAAGCCGCCGCTGCTGTTCCTTGTGCCTCCGTTGCTGCTGCCGCCTTCGCCTGAACGATAGCAAGTTCTTTGTTATATGCGATAGATACTTTTTCCCAAATTACCTTCGTTTTTGTAATAATTCCGTTTTGTGCAATCAAACTATTAGTTACTCTTTGAACAGCATTTGCAACCTGCATCAAACCCATCAACTTTTTCATTGTTTTTTCGAGTTCTTTATTTTCAGAACCTACAAGTGCTAACACTCCTTTATATGCTGCGTATGACTGAACAACCAAATTAACACCCTCTGCCAATGCCTTATATACGATAGCAGGGTCAGCCTGCATTTTCATCTCTGCATTATTCAAATTTTGTTCCTTTGTAAGTTCTTTTATTGCAGCCGTTAAATCTTTAGAAGTATCTATGTAGTTTTGTTGGTTCTTTTCTAATGCAACCAACCGTTCTTCCGACTCTTTATATTCTTTGCTATTTTCTCCGTGCGACTTTGCTAAATCGGATAAAACTCCTTTTTGTTTTGAAATTTCGTCTGTAAAGAAGTTTATATTTATTTTCGTTTCAAGGAGTTCGTTTTTCATATTGCGGAGTTCAGCGACCATACTTTTGCTCGCAATTTGATAATTACCCACATTCCGCTGATTATTACCAATGGACGTGTCTAATGCTTTTAATGCTTCATCTAATTGGTTTATTCCTTCCTTCATCACGCCTCCAATATCCGCATTGTTGCGTTCTTCTTCTGATAGTCCACGATAAGCATCCCGCAATCCGCCAAGTTTCTGTGCCATCTCGTCCATCGAGCCAGCCGCCGATGCCTGTTCTTTCGTTACATTTTTAAGCGTTATATGTTGTTCAGATAATTGTGCTTTTAATTCCTGTTGCGTCTCTAATGCTAATTGTAATTTTTCAAAATTTTTGTCGTAAATATCATTATATTCTTTCAATGTTATTACGCCGTTTTTATAATCCTTTTGAGATTTACTAATAGCATCGCTCGCTTCCTTTTGTGCTTTTTGATTTTCTTTTAGTTTTAAATTATTTTCTACAATTCGTCCTGTCAGTTCATTCATATCAACTTGAATTTTTCCAACAGCCTCATCCACTTTTTTCCATAAATCCACCTCTTTTTGTAATGTAGAATACACATTATTTGATTCTTCCTTTATCTTTCTTTGAATGGATAGCATATCTACATTTGCTTTATTCAAATTTTCCACCGCCTTATTGCTATCTTCTGCTGCCTTCTTGAATTGTCCGAAAGTAGTTGCAGCATTCATCGCCGACTGAAACTCCGCAGCCGTCCTTATTGCATCTTCCATTGCTACTTTCAGAATTTTTAACTCTTCGTATAAATTTATTATACTCTGAACCGCTTTGTCATCTACGACCTGATTAATTTCTCCGTTGCTCATAATTTTATTGTTTTTTAATTATTTATCTCTATTTTATTGTTTATCTCAAAAAAAAGTTGTATCTTTGTAAATATAAATTTATGTACTATGAATCAGCACGAAATAGAAAAACAGGAATCTGATAGAAAAACGAAAATTGTTTTTTATATAATAGGTTTTCCATTATTAGCATTTATGGTTTATTTATTTTATTTAATTGTAACTTTTTAAATTATTTTTTTTATAAGATTTCTGCAACTGTCGCAATTCGTCATTGAGTTGTTGTTGATATTCGCAGAATGATGCAACGTTTATTTCGTGAATGTTGAAATAAAATTTAAAGTGGATACCAAGAATAACAAGCATTTTTGTAAAGTATTCCATTGTAGGCTTCGTATCTTCTTTTTTGTCGTTCTCTTTTTCAATTAAATTTTTGTATTCCCTTGTTAAAACCTCAATTCGTGCCGAAACAAACATTGCATTCTTTTCTAAATTGTCGGTAACCCGCACTCTCCGTTCCCGTAGTATTGTTTTCAAATCGTCATCGAGGCAATGCAACAGTCCGAGCGATGCTTCCAAAATAGCAATATCCGACCGCAAGCATAAAATCCGCTTTATCGTTTCAAATGAAAAGTCTTTGCCTGCGGACTGCACGGCGTAATCTTCCTGCAACTTCTCAAAGTGTTGCGTTTCTAATTCGACATTTCGTACTGTTGGCGGCTCTTCGTACAGGAAAGAATAATCGCCGTCCACGAGGCACTTCGCAAAGTTCCACAGCGGAATAGTGTTTAGGTTTTCGTAAAACTTCCCGACATTCTGTTTTTTATTCTTCTTTTTGCTCATCTTTCGGCTTCTTTGGATTTATCAATGTTTGTATTATCTCACCTCGTATTTCGTTATAATCTGTTTTACAACATACACCGTAAGCATTCTCTTCTTTCGGAATTTTGTAAATTATAATATCATCTTGCGTCAATTCAATGTGAATTTTCGCCATTTTGCTCGCCCATAGGTAGTCCTGCCGTTTCAGTTGTTCTTGGTAGCAACTCATAATCATTTATTATTTGGCGGTCTTGTCATAAAATCTGCATATTCAACGATACAAGTATTTTTGCATATTGGACAATCATATTTATAAAAATCAGTAACAAAAATATTACTAAAAATATAAAGTTTTAAACTCCTTTCGCATTCATCTATCTCGCACTCAAATTCAGTTCCGCACTTATTGCAACAAAATATTGCAAATTTTTCTAATTTCTCTTTTTGTTTTATAATTCTCATATCAATTTTATTTTTATGGTAACCCTGTAATTCTTTTCGTGTAATCCGTAAGCATCGGCGTTGTGATTGCGTAATTTTGTAAAACATTATCTTCTGTAAACCCAAACAAACTCTCGCCTCCTTTTTCGTATTTTTCTTTTAACATACCGCTTTTTTCGTCTCCGCTATCAATAAGTACCTCATTTCCGAGTTGTGCTGCAAAAATTTGATTGTAAAAATCTCCCGTATCTTTCAGCGTAACCCTATCAGTAGGCTGTGTAGGTGATTTTAGATAGTGTTTTACGAAAATTGTATAAGGCTTGTATTCAGGTATTATTTCATTTCCAGACACATATTTTCCTTGAAACAACCGCTCTTTTTGCTGCTCCACAATAATAGGCTCTACCTCATTCAGAATATTGCTTATTTCGTTATCCAAACCCGCAATAACCTCGTCCATCCGCTCCGCTAATTCAAATACCGTTGCCATTATTTTACAAAAAAAGGCGGCAGCACGTACTACCGCCTAAATATTAATTAATAAACAAACTACGGAATTTCAACAAAATCTACTAACTCCTTAAACTCAATACCAAACTCCTTGTACAGTTTGTTTGGCGGAACAAGCCCTAACGAATACCCACTCGGAATAGATGCAACATCCATTGTAAATGCCCGCTTGCTTACATCGTAAGTCGGCGTTGTTCCCAACGGCGTAACGGCGCCGCTTGTGTCTTTCTGCAACCAAGCACCTGCTGCTAATGTCTGCAATTCAGGCGTAACATCGCTGTTATCGCAACTCAAAAAGAATTTAATGATATAATTCATACCGTCTTTAATGACAGCCATCGTTATATCCTCCAATCCTTTTATTTCGCTAACATTGAAGCCTGCTGGAGAAATCCACCTGCGTTTATTCAACTCGTCCGCTATCGTTGCCGTAAATGCAATTTCAGGCAATGCAACATCACTCGCCGTATTCGCTCCTTGCGGTGAAGTGTACGGTGTCATCTCCATTCCTTTGATAGTATTGCCTATTTTAACGACCATAACGTCATTCTTCATATCGGCAATCATAACTCCGAATTTTTGATTGTTGAATGCTACAAGCCGCTCTGTCAAGCAATCATCTGGTAAATATTGCATTGTGAAACCAAATTGCCCTGGTGCCATAATGAACTTCCTACCGTAAGGCGTTGTGAACTCTACTTTGTCCTCGCCTGTATTTTCTACTCCCTCAATATCTGGGAATGGGTACGCTCTGCGTATCGGGTCGGCATCGTGTATCATATTCATTATCCACTCTGCAAACTCAATCGGATTGTTTTCTTCGTCTAATCCTGTGTATGTTGCGTTCTTTGGTAAAATTATCGCCATAGCGTATCTACCCGGGATTTTAACACATCGGCTCTTCCCTGTGTTGCGTACATTTATCTCGCAACCTCCTATTATTTTATCTTCTGCCATTTTTTTTAATTTTTTAAATTATTTTACAATGTCCGCAATGCCTATTTTTACCATAAAATTAGCCTGTCCAATGCCAACTTCCTTTGTTATTCCGTTGGCTCGGTACTTTATTTTAACAAAATTACTTTGCGGAACTTCCTCTTTTTTTTCTTTTTTTTCTTTTTTTGTCGTTTTAGGCTCTATTACTTTTTTAACTATTTCCTCAGGAGTTTCAATCACTTTTTCTGTAATTTCCTCAGGAGTTTCAATAAAATTATAACTGCCGTTTTTTTCTTCTGTATCGTACATAATTTTTCGTTTTAAATTTCAAAAACATCTTCGCATTGGTCTAACATTACCTTCATCTTCAAATCACGGATTAAACAGCCATCCACTAAATCATTAAGCGGATTTTTGTTTTTTCCTTCGTCATCATAATACGGTATGTCAGTCCTTTTAATATCTGGGTCAAATTTGTAATGTAACCTTTTTAATTCTTTCTTCAAACTCTGAAATATGGGGTGGATTATGTTTTTAAACGTTGTTTGTAATCTTTGGTCATCCGATGCGTCATCTACCGTATTAGTGCAAATAACAATCTTCGGAATAGTAAACTCTAAAAATAATGTTTTTTCAATTTCAATAATCCTTTCATTAAAAACAATAACTATCGGGTAAACCTTATTTTTGCTACTTTCACGCAATTTAAGTATTTGACTAACAACAGAAATTGTATTCCCGTGAATAAATGTTATTTCTTTATTCAGTTCATTTGCCACAACATCTGTCGCCTGTTTCATTACACTAATCGCCGTTTTCATATACCCAAAAAGTTTTCGTATTCAAAAATAGACATTCTCGTTTTATTGTTTATTCGTTTTGGATAAAATGCTTTTAAACCCAACTCTGGCATGTCAATAAAAAGTTTATTATACAAATCCCTCGTTTCTAAAACAAGCATATTCCAAATTTCAAGCATCCTGTCAATGTTATTCGTTCTCGTTGCGTTCTGCCCTTGCGGGATAGCCGCCCCAATTCCTGTGTTCTGGACGCTCTCATTTTTAAACCAAAAATAAGCCACATATTTCGCAACAATAGGTTTTAGCGACTTTATAAGAGTATTCTTATCGTCATCCACCTGCTCTTCCGTTGGCATTGTGCTATAAAGCAACAACTCATCAACGAAATCAGAATAGGAAAAGAATTGCAATAGATACAGCCGCTCGTATTCAACTATGAACTCCAAAACAGCATCTTGTATCGTTTTATTTACAATGTCATCTTCCCCTACAACCGCTAACAATTTCGGGATTCTCCACTCTAACACAAAGTCGCTAAATTCTACTATCATATCAAAGTTTGCATTTAGAAATTTATGAACTTAACTTATCTAACATTACAAAAGCGTCCTCAAAATTACCTTGTAAAAATGCGTTCTTCTCATTTTCTTTTATGTAATGATAACCACGCAATTCTGCAATAAATGTGTATAAGTTATGTTCTACATCATCGTTAATACTTCCACGACCGGCAGTAAGTGATAATCCCTTTCGTATTGCATAATTCGACCTTGACATATCGCCAAGCAAGAATGTTCCTTCTGTAATAGCCGTTTCTTCCCGCACGATTAAGTTTTTCATAATGTTTGAAATACTTCTCGTGAACGGGTCGTGAACGTATCCTGCCGTTAAGTCTTTGTGCATATCAATCATCGCTGCGTCCACGGGGTTAATCAAAATAGTTGTAGGTCTGAAATATCTCGTTACGATTATTGCAATCGATGCTCGCAATACGTCTATTTCCTTCGGGTCTATAATATTTTGGAAAAATCTACCATAAGTTGTAGCATCAACAAAGAATTGAGGTGCGTATTGCAAAATCCCTTTGTAATTATCGCCTGTTCCGTCTCCACTCAATATTTGCGTTTCTTCTTTCAACAACAAACTTCTTTCAAGTTCAAATGCTATCTCACGAGCAGCAAATTCAATATCCTCCAAAGTTTCCATTGATGCAACTGTTCTAACGGCAATCTTTTTCGCTTTTTCACGTCTTGAAATCCACTTCGGCTTCAATTCTGGTTTAAGACCACCTTCCGGCACCATTTCTGCACCACCGATAAGTTCTTCCGTTTCAATCCACTCTACATCTGGTCTCGCCGTTGTGTAAGTGTTTATAATCTCACGAATGAATGGCATACGCATTGGTATTCGTGTAACATCTCTGCGGAAGTCTGTAAGAATACCTCTTGACGGGTCCCCATCTGTGTTTACAAAACTTTCTGTCGTTGTAAGGAAATCTCCTGCCTTGTAAATACGCTCGTTACTTTTAGCATCTTTACAAATAGCATCAACCGTGTTCATATATAAGCAGTCATTTTTTGATTTTATTTTCAACAATTCCTCCTTATTTTTCATAATCTCATCGAAAATGAAATCAGCGTAAGTAACAGGCTTTATATTAACAACATGAGCCTCTTTTGTCTGTTTTCCGAGTTCCTTTATGGTTTCGGTTTTCTCTTCCATCTCTTTTTTTAGAGCGGTAACTTCGGTTTCCAACGATTTCGCCTTTTCCTCTGAGGCTTTGATTTGCGTTGCGGCATCGTCTAACGACTTCTGCATAGCCTCGTTTTTTTCTTGAACGGACTTCTCAATTTCTTTTTTTATGGTGTCCGTTTTTTCTGATACCGACTTTTCGATTATATCGGTAACTTCTTTTTTTACGTCTTTTTCTTCTTCCATTACTGAAAATTTTTAAAAATTATTATTAAATTAACTATTATTTTTTAAGCGTTTCCGATAAATTTTTCCAAGTAAAAGTATCGCTTTGACGGCTTTTCTCTGCGAGTGCCACGGGCGGCTCGCTCATCTTCATCGTGTTCGCTCGGTAAATTTTATTATAGCATTTTGGACAATTCACATAGTTATATAAATCCTCAATGCTTTTTTTCTGATTAACAATACTTAAAACCTGCTCTCTTATTTGTGGTTCTAACTTTTCCATTTCTTGACGGACAACATCTTCCATTGTCCAACGATGATACATTCTCGCATTGTCGATTACTTCCTGCTCAAAAGTATGCTCACGCACGCCGTTGTAATCAAACGTAAATCCGCATTCTGGGCATTGCACTAATTTTACATCGTGCGTAATAATTGCCTTTTCCAACAACTCTAATTGGCTTTGAAACGTGAGCAACTTGTCATCGGAATATTTTTTTGTAAGGGCTGATTTTATATAATTAATCGCTGCCTGCGGGTTGAGTTCGGTATTCAATTCTTTTAGGTCAATAAATCCTGTTGATGGGTTTGCCCCACGCTTTGTCAGCGTACTTACCTCGTCTAAATACCATTCCAACACACGCCTCCTATCTTTCTCATCACGCTTAATTGCAATCACGCCGACCGAATGTTCTATATTCTTTTGCAACTCCATTGCCAATTTATAGTCCTCAAACGTTTCAAGACCGATTTGCTTTTTCAAATTCAGTTGCGAAGTAAGAACCAAGTATTTGTCGCTCTCTTCCCCTTTTGTAATAAATCCTATCGTTTCATTGTTATTGTGATTTTTATAATGAAAAATAGGACGTTTACCCGAATTAAAATCAGTGAGCGTTTTTTTAAAACTTCCCTTTGTAGAAATATCACCTTGATAGTCTTCTATCTCCAATCCGTTTGCAAGTATTGTAACTTCGCCCTTATCAGTTGTTTCCATCGACTTCATCTGAAGCCCGTAAATCATTGCTTTATTCATAATTCTTCCTGTTTTGGTTTTTGTGTATTAAATGATAATATATTTTTAATCTGCGTTAATTCGCTGTCATTCATTTCAATAATAGTTTTTTTGTATAGTGGTTTTTCCATCGCCTCCATATCAAGTTCCGCTCGCCAATCGTTAAGCGTTATAATCCCACTCATAAAATCAACCTTGCAACGCTCGGATATTATTTTTTTCTTCTGCTGCTCTTTGTGTTTTCCTTCTTGCAACACAGAAACATTAGACCAATCGGCATCAAGATAGTACCCACTCTCTTTCAATCCTAAAAATTGTGTCAGTTCGGAAAGGAATGTTGCTACAAGAGGCATAATTACGTTATTATAAACACTCACCTCCGCCGTGTTTTGATTGCTGAAAGTTGAGTTGTCATTTCTCGGTATCAATTCCTTATTTATTCCAAATGCGCCTGCTATTTGTATGGCATCTTGTAATGTTTCCTCAAACGGCTGTAACTCGCTAATTGTCGCTCCAATTTTTATAAAATCTATAGGGTTTTTTGAAATAATAAATAAATCTTTGTCTTTACCAAAACCCTTACGCTTATTAAAACGCTCATTTACCTCTTTCTCTTGTTCTGTAGTCATCGGTAATAATCCTGTCGCATCGCTTGTTTTGCTTATTATAGCCCCTAACGCTCCTCGCTTTGTATAAATAACGTTCCTTGCCTCGTAAACGGCGATTAAGTTTGCTAACGGCTTGCAAACACTTTGAAGCCTCGAAAACGATAATAAGTTATTTTTTAAATCCGAAAAGTCCCAAAAGTCCCTCGAATGCAAAACGAGTTTAGGGTCTATTTTTTGAATTGTCTTATATCCGTATTCGTAACCACTTGTAAGATTGTAGTAATTTATAATCTCATTTATATCGTCCACAAAATACGGATTTATTTTTTTTGCGTCTATTGTAATGTTTTGCGTTGGTAAAATATAGTAACTGTCGCAGTACTTCCATAATGATTTTGAAAAAGACGGATTTGTATTTGCATATAAAAAAGCGTTTCCAAGTGCTAACTTCATTTGAAAATAGTATGCTGCCAAGTCGTTAAATGAATAAAATGGGTTCGGGTTTTCCAAAAATTTATTTACCTCTTGAACGTCCCAATTTATCGTATCGTCTGAAAAATTTTTTAAAACAAAATTTGCATTCTTTACCCTGTCGCAAATGAATTTTATAGGGAATTGAACCTCTGAAATTTCCTTGAAAGTTGTATAAAAATTGTCTATAGAATACGGGTTTGCATTACCAAACAAACGCTCCAATACATCTTTATCCGTTGTAATTGCATCAAAGATGATTGGCTTATAACTGTCCGCCGACTTGTTAAATATTGCGTTGTAAATGTTTTGCATTCTTCCCATATCCGCAAAGATAAAACAATAATCTTTGCGAAATGCGGTTTTTGAAAAATAGTGATATACAAATTTTCGTTGATTGCGTTTTTATTGCTGAAATGTTGCAAGATTTTTTCAACAAATTCGGGTGTAAAAATTAGCACTTTTTCTGGCGGCTCCGGGCGGTGCAACTTTCTGACTTTATAATTGAAAATCAAACAGTTGCAAAATTGCATTTTTTTTGTAAGTTATTGATAAATAAAAACAATTATCAATTAGTTACGGCTGTTAAATATTCGGCACAATTCCCCGCAAGCGTAGGTATTCCGAAGCGGACGTATCCGCATCCACTGAATCATCTCGCTGATTTTTAATCATCTTCAAATAAGAGTGCCTGTGTTTCAGCATCAACTTATATTCGGCGTTGTCGGTCTTTGAATAATAGAAATTGCGTTTTATGTATTCCGATTGGCTCAATACCCGTACTTCTTTGTTTGTGTGGTTCTGTATTGCACGAATGAGCGTTGCCAATCCTTCTTCGCCAGCCTTCTCCCGTATCGACCTCGTGAAAATCATAAATGCCGAGTTGCTCTCAATATTGCACGTTGCGGGAGCGTGGCGTTTTATTAGTTCTAACAGTCTGTATGTTGTTACATCTGTATTTTCCTTTGTATAAATGCAATCCACAACTAACACTTTATTTTCAAAAATTTTGTAAACGCAAGCACAAAAATAATCACTTCCCTCATCGGCAACGTCAACCTGTATATGCGTATAGTCTGGGTCGGCGGGTTCTTCTTCGTAGTATTTCGTTTCGTTATGTGGGAACATTAAGCCTTCTATGGCGTATGGCTGCTGCATATATTGTGTCTGAAACGACCAATTACCGAGTTCTGACCGTTGCCGTTTGAGTTCATCTAACGATATTCTATTTTCCCACAACGCCCGCTCGGTAGGTAGTCCGTCATCGATAATTGCTGGCATAGTGATTACGTCCCACTTGCCGCCGTCTGCGAGCGTACCTTCCTTTTCAATGAGATGCCCGCAGAAGTCGTTTTCGTGCGTTCGTTGGCATATTACGATAACAGGGGTACGCATATCATTTTTACGAGAGATGAGCGTGTTCTGCCAAGTAAAATTAACCTTTTCCCGTATTGTCTCCGAGAGTGCATCTTGCGTTTTTATTGGGTCATCGATTATCATCGCCCCTGCAAACTTTTCACTTCCGAATTTACCACAGCCAAATCCTGTAATCTGCCCCAAAAACGGTGCGGCATACAATACGCCGTCTTGCGAAGTGCAGATGCTCCCCTTTGCATTATTTGTCAGTTCTACGTGCGGGAAAACCATTTTGTACGCCTCGCTATCAATGATTTTGCGGATGTTGCTTACGTTCCTATTTACGAGGGCATCGGAAGACGAAAAGTGCATAAATTCACAGTTCGGGTTGAGTGCGTAGGCGTATGATATGAGCATTATAACTGCTAATTCGCTTTTACTATGTCTTGGGGGAATGTTGAAAATTACATTGTTTGTCGGGTGGTCGTACCGCAATACCTCATTTAGTTTGTTGCATATCTCCCTGTGGTGGTCTGCAATTTCAAACTTCGTGCGATTGACGAGTTGGAAAAATACCTTTGTGAACATTAACAAATCTATGTTCCCGCTCAAATATTCGGCGAGGTGCGGAAGGTGCTGCAAATAGCCATCTATCCTGTAAAAGTTGTTATTGTTAGTTGTCATTCATCATTTCCTTGAAAAACCGTGCCGCCTCTTCGGGTGTCGATTTCGTTGCGATGTTGTTGTGAAGGTCTATCTCCTGACGCTCGGCGTAGCCTTTTTTCCTACCCTTCGTTTTGAGGAAAAAAATTGTAGCAGTTGTGTCGCCGTTTTGGATATTCTTGTATAATGCACTCTCGGCAAATTCAATAGCAATATCTTCTATGCTATCAACACGTCTTTTATAATCCTCATCGTTTTTTAGCCAATCATAATGCGTCCATCTATCTATTCCTACTTCCTTACAAGCAGTCGTAACAATGCCAAGCGATTTTTCCAATGCCTGTATCATTGCGTTTTTTTTAGTGTTGGTATTTGTTGGCATATAGCACGTATTTTAATATTTTTTGCAAAGATAAAACAAAAAAGCGTGCAATATTGCGTTTTTGGAAAATAGTGATATACAAAAATTTTATGAAGAGCGGCTATAAATTTTTCCCACAACAATTTTTATATTTCTTCCCGCTTCCGCAATGACAAGGTTCGTTTCGACCTATTTTATTTTCTGCAATTTTAGGTTTGTTGCCAACAAAATTTATGTGTTGTGTTGATGGTATCCGAAATGAAAAACAGGTGTTTCCTTCAAAATTACTTATGGCAAAATCACCTTGCGAAATAATATCCATTCCGATTATAGCGTCCATATTTTGCAAATCACAACCCAATACAAGTACGTATGAAAAACCAACATTATTTGGCAAAAATACATTTATCAAATAAGTAGGTACTGTTGATGTCCCGTCAGCATGCGACATTTCTTCAAATCCGATTGGAATTAAATTTAATTTTGATGCTAAATTATTTGAGATACAAGAGTTCGTAGCCCCTGTGTCCCATAATGCAGTTACGTTCTCAAAATGCGGTTCTTCTTCAATTGGGACTTCCGCACCAAACGCTTCACTTATTTCGCAATTAGTCTTAATGCTACTCGTTATATATTTATATCGTCTTGTAAAGGAATTTGCTTTGATTTTATACATTTCGAGCATATATTATCGGTGTGTGAAACGTTGCTGTATAATTTTCTTTTCCTGCCCCGCATTTTTGAATTATAAAATTTCCAAGTCCAAACACTTGTTTTCCAAAATTCAGAGCCTCTGAAATAATGTCATACGCCCCCTTAACCTCATTATCTTTAATGACAAGATATTTTCCGTTATACTTACTTACCAATTCGTTTTGATTTTCAATATAATAATAAAAATTCTGCTTTAAATTGTCTATCCCCATGTCGCAATATTTTAGATTTACAAAGATACAATTATTTTTTGGATAAATCGGGGTTTTCGTTCTGTGGTGAAAAAAACACCGCACAATAAATTATGCGGTGCTGACTTTTTTAATTGGAGTTCCTATCTCATTCCAATAACTCCTGCTGTTTCAAAGAAAATCCTTTTAATCGGATTAACGGTAAACCGAAGCAGAAGAAACGAATCCACGTCTACCACCTCCTGTTATTTGTGTTACTCCTCCAACGTCTTTTAATTTTGTTGTTTGATTTACTATCATAACGTTACTTTTTTAATTGGTTAAACATTAAATTAACTACTATACTTTTTTATTACCTTTGCTATCCGTTTGTGCTGTTTTCGCAGGTGCTTCCCATCCTTCAAATTTTGCTAATGTCTGAATTGCACGTGTCCTATCTGCGTCTGTTGGAATAAGCACATCATTATTTATTTTTCGTGCAGTTCCGTTTGCAATCGTACTCAAAATTTCTAAACATTGATTTCGGCTTAAAATAGACGATTTGATGGCATTTTCTTTCTCTTTGTATTGTATATCCTCTTTTATCTTTTCTTCTCTCAAAAGGCGTTCTTTGTTGTATTTTTTGGCTTGTTTTGCCCATCTTTCAATTGTTCTTTTATTTTTCCGACAAAATACGACAAAATACGACAAAACTTCCGACATTTTTTTGTCAGGATACTTATACAGAAAGTCCGCTATTTCAATTACCTGCTTTGAATATGTTATATTTTTGTCGTTCATTTTCTATCTTTGTATTGATTTTTTTTGTATCTTTGCAATGCTGTTGCAGTGGGGTCGGATGCGGGCAACCGCCCAAGGGATCGCCAACATTATTGGATGCAGACAGATAGCAAGGCAGCCCGCACTTCCCTTGCATTTTTTTATTGATTATGCTTGTGTTTGTGTATTCTTCCATCTGGAGTAACTACTATAATTTGTTTAAATCTATACATACTCATATCTTCAAATAATTTTATTCCATCTATTACACTTTGTTTTGTATGTTTGTTGTGTTTCATGTAAACTATGGAAATATCCGCCCTTTTATCTCTTGCGTGCGTTAATCCTTTTGCAAAATTTCTTGCCGTACTTCCTTCTGGCGTTCTTTGTTCAAAAGAATATTTGAATATTTTGCCGTCTGGAGTTTTTAATTGTCCTGCTTCATCTTTTAATGTTACTTTATATCCTTTATCCGCTAAAAATCTTGCCGCTTCAAATTCTTCTTTTGTGTGTTTTTGAGGACTTTTTTCCACTGCAACATAACCACCGCCTTTTTTACTAAACTCCACGCTTGAATATAGTCCGCTCTCCTGCATTTGTATCACTTCTAATTCACGAGCAGAATATTCTTTGCTTCCGCCTTTTAATGTCCGTACTCCTCCTGATATTTTAGCCATTTTCTTTTTCTGTCATTAAATCGTGGATATAAAGTAAATTGTTATTTTGGCAAAACTTTTTAACTTTTTCACCACCGCCATAAATTATCATATTTGGAACTTGTAATCCTGAAATATCTTTTGCAATATTTAATTCTCCCTCTAAATACTGTATTCTATCAGCATAACCTCTTGTAAAAAAAGCATTGTATCCTTTTGGAATACCCATTTTGTTGTATTGGTAAAATTTAGAACTTACATTTAAGTCGGCATATACCAATAATCCGCACTCTTGCCAATACCGAGCAATCCACCGTTTTTTGTAAATCTGCTGTAATCCGTATGCAATAGGAGTTGTATCAAATAGTGATGTGTTAGGCTCTGCAACCGCTTTTATATTTCCGTTCAATATCTTTGCAGGATTTTTCCATATATTTTCAAATCTGTAATCATCAACGTAAAAATGCAATGTGGATGCAATAGAAGAACGCCTAACATAACCATAAGCAGACAAAGGCAATTCCAATTTACCCGCCTGTTTATCTAAAAGCAAGTTCGGTATCTCAAATTCATTATCGCTTTCGTAAATACAGTCAATTACTTTGTTCCCATCATTCTCTTTTTTCATAACTTTGTTACTTCTGTGCCTTCCGAAACAGTAATACTTTCTATCACACCGATACTTTCAACGGATTTTTTAAGTAATTCCATTCCTTGTTCAGTATGCAGATTGAAATTTTTACTGTCTTTTTCAAAATCTTTTATTCTTATTCGTTTGCTCATATATATATTAAATAAGTAAATGCAAAGATATAACGATATATCCTTGCATTTATCTATTTTTGAAAATTTGTATATCACTATTTTTATTTTCGTCATTTTCACGTTATTATTTGTTGTATCTTTGCGTTTAGTTTAATTTTTTACAATTTATAATATGAATACTTATTTTATAACAACACTCATTGGTTTTTCTGTTTTTTCATTTTTCATTGGGTACGCAATTAATGAATTTCAACGTCATTATAAAAGAAATAATAACTGCACAGCCCATTTTTCGATTAAAGACATAATGAAAATTGCCGAGTTTAATGTTTGGATAAGACAAGAAAACAAGAAACTGAAAAAAGAACTTGAAAACCAAAAAAAAGGGGTCTTTAACCATTCTGACAATCTGAGTTAATTCGTTGTATTTCATTTTTTAACTTTTCTTTTGTATTAGGAAAAAGTTTATTTAGAATTTCTTCTCTTTGTTCTTCAGAGCATCTTTTTAGGTATTCAAACACAAAATCAAACAATTCAACATATTCATCGCCCATTTGCTTTCTATAAATTTTTTGTACTTTTTTAAAAACTTCTTTATTTATTGCTTTGGACGCTTCTTTTATTTTATCATTATTTTGTAAAAAATTATCTACTTTCACAATAGATGCCTCATGCATTATTTCAGAATATTCTTTTACTTTTTTTACATCAAATACGCTCATGTATGTTTTTATATTTTCAATTTGCGACTTCTGAATAAAAAACACAACTAAAACAGCAACTAATATTATTATTTCACCTATTTCCATTTTCACTACTATTTTTTACGACAACTGCACCTCGCTCAATTCTTTTGCAAAACTGTGAAGCGAAGTGTTTATTTTGCTTACAGTTCGTTTAGATGGCTTGTTTATACCATTTACATAATGACTCAACTGCCTTTGATTGATGCCCGTTATTTTCTCAAGCCCTGCCAACGATAACTTTTTTTGGTAATAATTCAAAAACGATGCTGTGTCGTATAATATCTCAAACTCTGCCTCAACAAAGTATTTGCCTTTTTCTTTGTGAAATTCTTTCATCGTATTGTATGCTGAATAAAAATCCACAATCGCTTCATCGGCGGTGTCGCCTTCGCCAAAAATACCATAATTCAACGTGTTGTCTTCCAAATCTGGATAAACGCCGTAACTGCCATCGTTTCCTCTCTCAATAAATGCTTTTACCTTATTCATATTATATTTTTATAATTTAACACCTGACTCTTTACTAATATTTTTCAAAGTGCCTATTTTTACCTCTTTACTTTTATGGTGGCTCATTTTAAAAAGATTGCCTGTTATTGGGCTGTACCATAAAGGGTGCCCATTTCTTACGCCTTCTTCGTAACAACCCATATTTTTTAACTTCTTCTCTAATTCTGAATACTTCATATCTTTTTACCAATTTACAAAGATAGTATTTTTTTTAATACGAATTGCGTTTTTTATGCTAATTTTTAAAATTTATTTCAAAATTATGAAAAAAGGGGCGGTCGCCCGCCCCAAGAGACATAATTATTTATTTAGGTTACACTGCATTACTAATGCAATCTGGTTTTCGTTGCCCATAACCTCAATCGTTACCGACATTTCGTAAAACGTGAAAATAAACGTGTTATCTTTACGCTCATAATCACTATCACCGGCATACAAGCATTTACACGCCTGCTCTATTTTATCGGGACGCAAGCCGATTTTTGAAACTTCCTTTCGGTCTTCAATCTTCGGCATTACCATCTCAAAGTCAGGCAATTTGCTTTCACAATCGCCATAATTGAAATGCTGTGTTGATTTTTCTTTGTGAAATTCACACAATACGCCGCTTTCGGTGGCTGTTACTTTATCAGCCTTGAGAATACGCTGAAACGCATCACGGTGGAGCATTTTACCGTTTAGGTTTTCTTTGTCAGCCACTTGGCAATAATCGTCAAGGCTCTGCTTTACCAAAACATAGCCATCGCTTGCGTATGCGAACCCGTTTTTGAAATGTACATAATTCATAATCGGTCTCGTCAGTTCATTCTTACTGCACGCCAGATGTAACGGCGTTACAAAATTTTCTTTGCTACTATACATTGTCTCTATTTTTATTTATTTATATTATTTTAAAAAACTCAATAAATTACTTTTTACACCGCCATACTTTTTTTTGTGTAACCTTAAACTTGCGGTACAATGAAACGCTGCACGCCCGACCGCTGCGTACAGCGATTCTTTGTCTGTGCGTTTCAATACTTCGGCATAAGACAATTCTTTATCTTTTTCATCGTAAAATTTATAACTCAATGCCCGTATCTGCCTTAAATCTTCTGCCCGGTGTCCAATATTTGTGAAATAACACTCATCGCTTTTTTCTATCGTTATCTTATTCATAAGTACACTATTTTTAAAATGTTTTTGTTATACCCGTTTCGTATTAACTCTGTTTTTTTTGCTTGCAGGGCGGCGGTCATTATTTCAATGTGCCGCCCGTTTGCTTGTACCCATACCAATTTACCCTTTGTCGCTCTCATCGCACTACTTTTTTAACTATTTAACAACTCTTGTAATATTACTATTTGAAAATGTAATTTTATTAACTGTTTATATAACCATTTACGTTCATGCTCATCGCCATTTTCGTATTTATTATTATAATCGTTATATTTCAACTCTAACTCTGCAATTTTGCTTTTTATCTTTTCTACCATTTCACTACTTTTTAAAAGTTACCAACTAATTCAAAACCTCTTTTTAATGCAAAATTACAAGCGGGTACGATAGACTTATACTCAGTTGATGACTCGGTATTATAATAATAACCGTTGAGTTCAAAAACACACATCGTATTAAAATACTTGTTGGCATATTTAGAATTATTTTTAAATTCTACAGTGCCGTTTTTTCTCAAAACCTCTTCTAAAAACTCTTTGCTATATTTCATTTCACTACTTTTTAAAAATTAAACACTAATAAAAATAAATTATCATTTTTACATTATCATTTTCGGCAATCACTAATTTATCGTTAGTAATTATTTTATAATCAATATTTTTGAGCCTTTTTTCGTTTACTCTTTTCAGTGCATTGATTTTCAGCATTAAATCGCCGTCATCTTTTGCTTTTAGGGCTATGCTGGTTATAGCGGTCATCGCCCAGTTGCTTCTCAATTTCTTTTTAATTAAAACTTCCATTTTGTCTTTTTTTTAAATGTTACGAACTACATAAAGCGTTTTTCGCCCCGCCGTTGCGGGGCGTCCACGCTCTAAAAATTGAATACTAAAATTTGTTTCATATACGCTCTTTTCCTTTGCATTGCGTTAGCGGCGGCGAGTCTTTTTTTCCACGCTTCCGACCTGCTTTTATACAGTTTCCACGCCCTTTTCAGTCCCGCTGATAAACTGTATCCTGCTTTTTTCACGAACAGCCATGCTGTTGTCATAATGTCCCTTAACTCCATTTTTCTGATTCTGCTCATTTTACTACTTTTTTAAATATTATTTACTATTTTTCTAACTATCTGATTATCAACACTTTACGTAAGTTATTGATTATCAATTATTTATACATATACTAATTTTAAATTTTCCTTTTTGTACCCTTGCTCTATCAACTTTTTTTTAAGTATTTGCAATATTCCCCAGTTTCCTCTTGATACTTCTATTGCGTATCCGTTAGATTGAAACCATACTAATCGTCCTGTTGTTGTTTTTGTGCTGTTTTTCATTTTATTGTTTTTTTTTAAAAATTAACTACTGATATGTTATAGATATAATCGTAAAATTTGGCTGTTATCCAATTATAGTTATCTTTGTATTGCGGCATCGCCTGCTCTGTTATCGATTCGGCGGCGTTGCTTGCTGCTTTTTTCACTACTTGTGTTGCTTTTTTGATAATCGTGTCGGCGGTCGCATGTACCTCATCGCTCACGTTAGCAAACATATCTGTTACTGTTGTTTTTGTTGTGTTTGTCATGTCTCTTTTTTTTAAATGTTATTTAGAAAATTATTTATACTTTTTACAACTTTTTTTGTGTTTTTTGTCTCGAAAGTGTGAAATTTTGTAAAATCTAAACTCTCGCCATTTTTGTAAAAACTCAATCTGTACTTTTCACCGTTGCTGTAGTTATAATCGTAAGTTGTATATTTATCAACAACTACTTTGTTAATACCTGCTTCATATGTTTTGATACCATTTTGGGCATCGTTAATCATTTGTTCTGTTACAATGTTTCTCATGTCTTTTTTTTTTTAAATGTTTATTATTTATTTTAATTACTCTTTTTTGTAAATCGGTTACCCGTTTTATTCTATATACAAAGATACACCTTTTTTTGAAATACAAGCGATTTTTCAATAAAAAAATTAAAAATAATTAAAAATTTTATCGCTGATTATCAAACACTTATGATTTTTTTATAAAAAAAAGTAAAAATACACTGAAATAGTGTTGGATTTTTGGAAGGATTTTTGGGATTTTCGGATAAAGTTGCGTAAAGTGCTGAAAATTAAGCAGTTACAAAGTTTTCATTATTGTAATGTGCTGAAAATGAAATGGTTGTAAGTGTCTGATTATCAAATACATTTATAACTATTTGGTTTTTAAATAGTTGTGTCGTGCATAAGAAAAAATGTGTAAAAAAAAAGGTTTTATAATCGTAATTGCACCAAGTTCTTATGTTCTTTATCGTGTGTAATATATTGAAAATCAAATAATTATAACTGATTGATTATCAATGAGTTACATATAATAAAAAACGTGTACAATCGTAATCGTACACGCATATTATTATAATAAATTTAACTATTTTTCTAATGTTATCCCGTCCCGCTCAAATTTCTCTAAAAGTGCAATCTCAACGTAATGTGAATAATTTTTTTTACTTTTTATAATTCGTAAAATGTCTGGTCTAAATGTGACTCCATATGCTATTTTTCTTTCTCCTGAAATATTTATTTTTCTCCCTGACCCTGGTCTTGCTCCTCCCCGTCCTTTTTTTTGTGTTGTCGGCATCTGTTCTTTTTCTTCTGTTGGATCGGGCATCGTACCTGTCCCAGAACTTGGATGGGTGGTCGCAGAACTTGGAGGGGTGGTCAGAACTTCGGGACCGGGTATCTGTTCCTTTGTCTTCTTCTCCGGCACATGTCCGACCGCAAATTGTTTTTTCCAAAAAACGAATGCAAAAGATTTGTTTCCTGAAAACGGCGTTGCTGCCCCGCACTCGCAGGCGTAGGAATAATTTTTTTTCCCAAATTCATTATTAGTAATTACCTGCGGCTGTCCGCCGCATACCTTACACGCCTTCTTCTGTTCCCATTTCTTATACGACATCGCTATTCCATTTTTAAAAATCGTGAATGTAGGGTTTTGAATTACCAATTTTCATTTGTAATCGTTCCTTTAAATAATGATGCTTCAAAGGAAGCAATAGTCTTTCTCCAATTTTCCCTTATTTTTTCAAGAGAATTCCATTTTTTTATTGGCTTATATTCGCCGTGAAAAGCAACTAGCATTGAAGCACTTCCAGAATATTTTTCCAAAGGCTCCTCTATCGTTATTCTTACACGTTCATCTTTAATTTCAACAATAATCGTTTGAATAGACGTGTACGGGTCTCCTAATCCTTTGTAATAATCAAACGTATATTTGCCAACAATTTTACCATTTTCTTTGTCTGAAAATTCAATTACGGTTTTTGCAAATTTAAAAGATTGGACAAACCACGTATTTGCTCGAACATATAAATCATCTTTTGAAATATTTGGTACTTCAATCACTTTTTGCATAATTAACGAATCTTGAGGAATTTCCTCTTGTTTGTTTTTTTGTGCAAAAATTGTAACTGAAAAACAAAACATTAGCACTACTACTACTTTTAACCTTCTCATGTCTTTTTTAATTTAATTATTTATTTATTTTATTTATTACGAAATGCAAAGATACACTTTTTTTTTGAAATATACAACTTTTTTCAAAAAAAAACAACTTTTTTTGCCGCAGGCTGCTGCTCGACCATCTCTTTTTTATTAAGATACTATATAATATCTTATGCGGGAGATAAGGGTATGGTATATTCTTTTTTTAAAAAAATGGGCTGTTTCCAGCCCAAAGTAATAAAAATTAATTAAATTAAATAATATGAGTTTATGAATAATAATTCTGAAATTCTAAAAACTGCTTTAATCGCTCCTCCGTATTCTTCGCATCCTCCAACTCTTTAAAATACAGCCTTAGCCCTGCCCGCACCTGCTCAGAGTAACTTATGTTCATCTGCTCTTTCGCCTCCCGCATCTTCTCAATTAAACTAAGCGGGATATTCCGCATTGTGAATTTTCCAAACGTCTTTTCCATAACTATTTATTTTTAACCGGTATTTGTAAATAACCCTATATTTTTCCTCAATTTTCGCTCTGCTATTTTCAAATAGTCCTTATTCAACTCAAAACCAATGTAATCCCGTTCTAACATTTTTGCTACGACAGCAGTTGTACCGCTACCCATAAACGGGTCTAACACCAGCCCTCCTTCGGTGCAGCCAGCCTTAATGCAATCTACAATAAGTTTTTGTGGAAAAGAGGCGAAATGCGCCTCTTTCTCTCCGCTACCGTTACTAACTATCCAAACATCCCTTTTGTTTCGTATAAACGCCCCAAAATCGTTTTTGGCGTGAATCTGGAAGCCTTTTTTATGCAACGTATCTACACTCATATTATTCCTGTATTTCGCATCAATATATTTTTTTAGTGGCTTCTTATGTGCG